AGCCAAATATGAAGTGGTAGAAGTCAAAGAGGAAGAAGCTAAGGAAGATTCGGATCTCCCTAAAGAAGACGCCCTTAAGACTGAAACTGAAACCTGGATGCAAAGTGATGGCCAGACATCAACAGATGATGATGGTGATTCTTCTAACGCCGCATGGGCTGGCGCGCGAGTACATTACAAGGCAAAAGCCAAAAAGGAAAAGGAAGAACACAACGAGGAAGTAAAGCAGTTACAGACACGTATTAGCAATCTTGAGCAGTCAGGATCGCAGGGCTTAAATGAGCCCAAGCGTGAGAGTTTTGACAATTCAGACGATCCGGATAGTGCATATACCAATGCCTTGATGGACTGGAAAATCAACAACTCACAAGCGCAGGCGGATGCCAAGAAAATACAGGAAGCGTATGTGTCTGAAACACAGCAAGCCGTTGATCATCATTACGAACGTGCCGCTAAATTGGCGAAGAAAAGTAAGATTAGTGCTGAGCATTATCATGCTGCCGATCTCCGGGTAAGACAGGCTATAGATGCTGTTAGACCAGGACACGGGGATGTGATTGCTGAGCAATTAATTGCAGATTTAGGTGAAGGCTCTGAAAAGGTTTTTTATAACCTTGGAGTTAATAATGATCGCTTATCTAAATTTATAAACCTTCTTCAATCCAATTCGTCCGGTATTAAGGCTGGAATGTATTTAAGCCAGATAAATACCGATTTAGGCATAAGCATAAAACGTACAACTCAGGCACCCGCTCCCGCTCAACAGGCTCAAGGGGATGCAGGCCCGATTAAATTCGGAGCTGCTAAAAAGCAATACGCTGCTGCTCATAGTAGTAGGGATTATCAGAAAGCTTTTAATATCCGACAAGCCGCTAAAAAGGAGGGTGCAGACACAAACGATTGGTAAGGAGGTAGCCCATGGGCACTTTAACAACTGCTAAGAGAGCAGAAGTATATTTCGATAAAGCACTGGAAACCTATCAGCATCAAATGCAGATGCTGGAAATGGTTGATGTTTATAAACCTGGAAGTGCAGATTTACAAAACGCCAATAATGTCGTTTGGCGTCCTGTCCAGCAACACGCACCTGTCTTTGACGGCTTTGACCTGAGTACCCTACAAACGGGGATAATCGAGGAAAGTTATCCTGCGATACTCGGCGAGCCAGCTAATGACTTTTTCGAACTCCGCGTTGATGATTTACGAGACATGCAGTTTTGGGAACGTCGAGGCGAGCAGTCCGGCCTTAAACAAGCCACTACGCTAAACCAGCGTATAGCACAATTAATTGTTGATACTGGCTCCCTATTTTATCGTGTAGATACGGGTACGAGTCCAAGTGGTTATGTTGCCATTTCACAGGGCCAAGCCATTCTGAATGAGCGTCAAAAACTCGCGTACGATATGCGTTATGTCATGTTAAACGATAGGGATACCCTGACATTCGGGGCTGATCTAGCGGCTAGACAGACTTTACAGGGACGACCGGAAGATACCTGGAAATCAGGTCAAATCGGACGTAATGTGGCTCAGTTTGATGTATTTACAGGTTCATTCCTACCTCAAGTTCAAGCGATAGTAAATATCACAGAAACTACCTTGTCGGCTGATTTATCTGATAAACCAGAGGCTGGCAGTGTTGATGTAGTGACTAGCACAGTCACAAACGTTGATTACCGTATAAGTACGCTTGCTGTTGTTGCCTCTGCTGATTATAGGGTGGGGGATAGGGTCACTTTTATTAATGATCCTGGCGGTGCTGATATTAGTGTTGATTCTGTTGGATTAGCCGATAAAACGGTATCAGGTCAACCCATGACCGCTATTATCACTGCTATTCCTGACGGGACGAGTCTCCAGATTTTCCCTAAATTAATTGCTCCTGATGATCCGGCTCTTTCGACACTTGAGAAAGCTTCTTCAAACATAAGCACTCAAGTATTGTCTGGGGCCACTGTCGTTAAGTTAAATATTGCTCCAGCTTCACGGTCTAATATTTTTTGGTGTAAAGAATCTGTTGAAGTCTTTGGCGGATCTGCTCCTATCGAATTACTGAATGAGTTCGGAGGCCAACGTGTCATCAGTTCGACGATGACTAATGGTCAAGAGATGTGGATGGCTTATGACGGAGATATCGATACGCTTACTTTTAAATGTCGTTTGTTTACTTGGTATGGTTTGACGAATAAAGATCCATCGGCGAATGGTGTCTTTGTAACATTCACATAAATCGTATTTTTTGAGCAGGTTATTATTTACCTTCTCAATAATAAGGTTTTTTGAGTTTGATACATCCCCGGTAATTTATTTTACCGGGGTGTTTTGTTCCACGTGGAGCCAAGGTGATGACGCTAAAAATAGACCGTATTAATGCCGCTTATTCACAGCTTAGGATATCCGGATTAACCGTTAATCCTGACGCTGATGATGTTGATATTGCGCTTGATCGCTTTGAAACAATGATGTCTGAATTAAGCAATAGGGGAATATGCCTAGATTATAATTTTGAATTAAATCCAGATCCAAACAGTCCTACCAATGTAATCAGAGCTTATTGGCAAATGATGGAAACAAATTTGGCAGTAAGACTTATTCCCGATTTTAATAAAGCCGTCCCGCCAAAGCTAGAACAGCAAGCCACACAATCCCTGTCAAACGCATCCGCCAGAGTAGCCTCTGAGAATGCTCGACAAGTTCAGTACCCTCGCAGGATGCCTAGAGGATCGGCTAATACGTTACGTACTAATCGTTGGCAACGATATCAACGGCCACAGCTTTTGCCGCCTAACGAGTGTGCAACTAATAATATTACCATTAATGATATTGATGATTACATAGAAAGATTTAGAGCGTACTTGGGTGAGGAGACTATCGCCTCTTTTACGATAAAAGCCGATCCGGGTTTAACAATACAATCATCTTCTAATTCAGATACGGAAATTGATTATAGAGTATTAGCGACAGATAATAGTACGGATGGAGTCTGGCAACAAGTGAGAATAATAGTAACAACAAGCTCAGGAAGGGTAGAAACAAGACTCATAAATTTTAATATATTACCTGACGAAACAATCGGGTCAGTGGGGGTTTAATATGTCTTTCAATCAATTCAAACTTTCCGAATCATTTAATCAAAGCAGAGGAATATTTAATAAGTATATTTACGAGAGTGACGATCAGCTTGTTAAGATAATAAGTCCTGACTATTTCGCTGAGTCACGATTCCTTATTTCTGAACCTGATAAATGGAAAGGGGCACTTATTGATGTAAGCAGTATAGATAGTTATGTTGTTTTAAAGGTAACAGATGATGGCTTGTCTGCTGAGCAATCAGGAGTAGGCAATAACACGGTTATTACTGTGACTGGTACCTCTAAAACATTGTCCTTACAAGATAGAAATACATTCCAGGTGTTAAGTAATGCGTCAGCACAAACGTTAATCATACCGCCTGATGTTGATGTTCCTTTCAAGATTGATGATGAAATAGATATCTTTCAATCAGGTTTTGGCGTTGTTTCTATTGCTGCTGATGCTGGCGTTACTATTTTGTCAGAGGGCGGCATGCTATCAATCTCAAATCAATTTACCGCAGTAACAATAAAGAAAATTCTTATTAATACCTGGACATTGATAGGGGCACTTTCTTGACCCAATTAGGTATATTTGCTGCACAAAATGTTCTTTCAGGTCTTTCAGGCTTTATTTCAACCTGGGACACTACTACGCCAAACGAAACTATTTCATTACCACTAATAGCCAGTGGCTCGTATGATTTTATTGTTAATTGGGGTGATGGGGGTGTCGACTTCATCATTGCTTTTAATCAGGCGGAAGTCACACACAACTACGTACTTGCCGGTACCCACGTTGTAACCATAGAGGGAGATATATCCGGATTTTCATTCAATGCTTCTGGTGATCGACTAAAAATAAAAAATATAAGTAACTGGGGTTCGTTAGAACTTACTGAGAACGGATGGTTTTTTGGGTGTTCAAACCTAACTGTCACGGCCATGGATGTTCCTATTATAAATACCACACTCATGCTGAACGTATTTCGTGGGTGCCTGGCATTAACAACTATTCCCAATATGGAACAGTGGGATATATCATTAGTTACAAATCTAAATTCTGCGTTTAGAGAATCAACAAATTTCAATCAGCCATTAAATAATCTAAACGTTTCATCGGTTACCGGTATGTTTGCTGTATTTTCAAGCTCCGGTTACAACCAGCCTATCAATAATTGGGATGTTTCATCGGTCGGAAATTTAGGGTCTATGCTCGAGTTTACACCGTTTAATCAACCTTTAGACAATTGGATCTTATCTTCTGCTTTTAATATGACTGATTTTCTTGATGCCACACCTTTTGATATAACAAATTACGATCCATTCTTGCTCGCGCTTGATGCTCAGACCTTACAAAGTGGCGTTTCTTTCAGTGCAGGAACCGCACAGTTTAGTGCTGGCGCACCTACGACAGCAAGAACTAGCATTATATCAAACGATCTATGGACAATTACAGATGGAGGGCAAGCCCCCTAATGTCTTTCAATCAATTCAAACTTTCCGAATCATTTAATCAAAGTCGTGAAATATTTAATAAATATATTTACGATAGTAATGATCCTATTTCTGAAATAACCGCTCTTGGTTATTTTTCCGAATCACGCTTTCTTATTTCCGATCCTGACAAGTGGAAAGGATCATTTATTGATGTAAATAGTTTTGATGGCTATTTGGTTATACAGATAACAGAAGATGGATTGTCTGGAATCCAAGCTGGAGCAGGAAATAAATCAGTTATTAATGTGACTGATACGTCTAAAACATTATCCATATCGGACAACAATACATTACAAGTGTTAGATAATGTTCTCTCACAAACATTAATAATTCCGTCTAATAGTGATGTTCCTTTTAGTGTTGGTGATGAAATAGATGTATTTCAGGAAGGGGTAGGGCTTGTCTCTATTTTTCCAGATGATGGCGTTACTATTTTATCCGTGGATGGTTTTTTATCAATTTCAAGCCAAAATTCTTTAGTAACAATACAAAAGATTGATACTGATACCTGGATATTAACCGGATCGCTCGGCTCAGGAAATTCTTATATTTCTACCTGGGAAACATTAAGTCCAAGTGAAACTATTGCACTGCCTTTAATTTCCAGTGGTACTTATAGTTTCTTTGTACAGTGGGGAGACGGTTCAGATGATGTTATCACTGCTTTTGATCAGTCTGAAGTAACTCATATTTATGCAAGCGCTGGAGATCATGTTATTACGATTGGCGGAACTATAAAAGGATTTACATTTAATGATGGTGGCGACAAATTAAAAATAAAAGAAATCAGTCGATGGGGGTCTGTAGAATTTACTGATGACGGATGGTTCTTCGGGTGTTCAAACCTAACCACGATAACAGCGCCTGATACTCCTACTATCGATCCAATCGGAACAGTTTCAATCGCCAGCATATTTCAGAACTGCACGTCATTAGCAAATATTACTGCCGTTAATCAATGGGATGTGTCTGCTGTTAACGATATGCGTAATGCTTTTGAAAATACATTATTTAATCAGGATATAGATTCATGGAATGTATCGAATGTAGTATTTATGCAAAGACTATTTCAAGCCTCACTATTTAATCAGAGTATAAATTCCTGGGTTGTGTCAAATGTAGAACAAATGGGAAATATGTTTGAGGACTCACCTTTTAATCAAGATCTTAATTCCTGGGATGTTTCATCACTATTAGGTATGCCCAATATGTTTCGCAATACCCCTTTTAACGGAGATATAACCAGTTGGAATGTAGGCAACGTTATAACGATGAATGATACATTTAGAGATGCAAGTGCTTTTGATCAAGACATAAGCGGCTGGAATGTATCATCGGTCACGACTATGAGGGAGATGTTGCAAAATGCAAGTGCTTTTGATCAAGACATAAGCGGCTGGATCGTATCTTCTGTTGCTGATATGACAAACATGCTGCTTGGATCAGCTTTTAGTACTTCTAATTACGATTTATTGTTAATTGCATGGAATGGAATTTCACTTCAAAGCAATGTCGTTTTTAATGCCGGTACAGCTCAATTTAATGTCGGTGCGCCTGCTGCGGCAAGAACTAGCATCCTAGTAAACGATCTATGGGTAATTTCAGATGGGGGACAGGTTTAATGTTACTAGAAATTTCAAAACCGACAGCAACGGTATGGTTTATTGCGCACAACAAAGATAACGTTTACTTCCATAATGGAGAGACACACACGAATCAAGTAACGACAACTGCTCTGGATATGTTAGAGCAATTTACAGATGAAAATGCTTACATCGCACGGGAGGAAGCATTAAACATTGATTTAGAAGAGCCGACATGACCGATACGCCCATTAACTTAATTAAAGGTGACAAAGTAGGTGTCGAAACCGATTACCGGGATTATCTTCCTGTTAATATGTCCGGAATAGTTCGTCCTATGTTTGGCTCACATGGCTATATGAAACAAGAGCCTGGATTAACTCAATACGGTACTGCTGTTGGGATTGATAGGGGGGGTGTTTGGAATGCACGATTCGAGTCTCTTTACAGGGTTAGTGGTAATTCATTTATTGAAGTATTTGCAGATGGAACGATAGATGTTTTAGGTACCATATCAGGAACTGATACGGTCAGTTTACCTTATTCCTTTAACACTCAGGCGATTATAGCAGACGGTAAATATTTTCTTTACGATCCGGTTAATCTTTTTAGAGAGGTTATCGACTCGGATCTAGGCAATCCTATTGATGCTGTCTGGATAAATGGTTATTACTTCATGACTGACGGTGAGTTTATATTCCACACGGAGCTTACAGACGAGGAATCTATTGATCCGTTACAGTTCGCTACTGCCGAGTTCATGCCCGATCCTTCCCTTGGTTTATACAAAACTACGGATAATAAAATAGGCGTTCTAGGGCGTAATTCCATCGAATACTTTATCGACACTGCGTCCACTGAATTTGCCTTTACTCGTGTTGATAGACGGGCTCTAAAAATAGGCATTGTTGGAACCCATACAAAAGTAGAAATGCTTGATAAATTATTCCTTATGGGTAGCAGGGAAAGAGAGAATGTATCTATCCATACGGTCACGGTAGGTACCGTAGACAACATAGCATCCAGAGAAGTTGATAAACTGATTGGGAAGTATACTGATGAACAACTATCCACAAGTGTTTTAGAATCAAGGGTCGAAGATGATTATTATTATTTAATCGTTCATCTACCGGACGAGACATTACTTTATAACGTAAAAATTGCAGCCGCCGCTGGAAATGAGAATGCATGGTCAATTTTAAAAACGGATGTTTTAGGTGATGCTGAATGGCGAGCTAAACACGGTGTGTTTGATCGAAGGAAAGGCGTCTGGGTATATGGAGATAAGAGCGATAATACGATGGGTATCTTAGATGAAACAGTTGCAACGCATTATGATGAAATTGCAGAATGGGTATTAAATACACCCCTTATGTATCTTGACTCACAGTCGGTCGATAAAGTTGAGATAGAAATCATTCCTGGCCATACAGTGACTTCAGATGCCACTGTTTTTATCTCGCTGACTTATGACGGATTGAGTCACGGCCAAGAATTTTCGATGAATTATGGATTGCCTGGAGAGTTTAGAAACCGATTCATACAGCACCGATTCGGTTATATCAGGGATTGGGTAGGGTTTAAGCTAAGAGGGGCAACACGGTCAAGAATGGCTTTTTCAAGGGCGTACATACAGCATGGGTGATGTTGTTGATCAATTAGAAAGCTATGTCTTTTCGTCATCCGATATAGCCTCGATGACGGATTGGCCACCTAATTTGGTGGACGATTATCTGAGTAGTAATAGAAATACTATCACGATAGCGTCAGAGTTAGATGATACGAATGGAAATATTAATTCAAATACAGCCAATATAGCGATAAATGCAGCAAACATAACTATAAATGCGGACAATATAACCACAAATACAGGAAACATCACCACTAACGTAATTGATATCGCAAATGTATTAGCGATTGTTAATACGCAATACCAATGCTTTAAGTTAGGAACTCAAGTTACTACCGCAATTTATGCTGATATTACAGGTTGGGTTGAAGATAGAAACGTAGGTGGTTTTATACTGAATTCAGGAAATGGAACGATTGAATTCACAATATCAGGAGAATATGAAATATCAGCATGGGTATTATCCGATAATACATCGGGAGCTGGAACGGAATTAGATATTAAATTCCAGATTGATGATGGCGGTGGGTTTGTGGAGGTTCAAGCTGGAGAAGATAGACAGTATTCAGCTAGAAGTTCATCGATAGACGCAGGTAGTGCTCAGATTAATAATTATCAAATAACGATTTTTGCTAACGATTTGATTAGGGTTCAGGTTAAACACGTTGGAAATTCAGGTGATATCTTGACTGATTTTTCACGAATAAATATAAGGAGAATAGCGTAAATATTGGTTTTAGGTATACAGAGGACTTGATAACTTGTTTTTAAATGTTGAAAATTACTAAAAACCATAAATACGTTTAATCCCTGATGTTTTACACGATAACATGAGTTTTTGAATGTAAGTACTTACTAACCAGGAGAGTTAGTGTTTATAGGGTTTTAAAGATAAAAAAAGCACTTGACACCACATTTAAAGGTTATTATTGATAGTGAACACTAACTAACTATAATAGATACTATGGGTATAGTAGATAAATTTAAGCGAGCACATGGAGATTTACAGGGAGTAGTGATGTCTCCTAATAATATAGCCGTTGAGTGGGATGGTCCTGGAAGGATCCTATTCTCATTCGCTCAGCGTGGAGAGGCAATCTCTATCCATTTTTCATCGGACAAGAAAGGATTGAGGCATATTAAGGAAGCTATTAATGATTTTTGTGATTGGATATTTTATGTTTGCGAGTGGTGTGAAATGATATTAGCGTTTATTAAAAATGAAACAAAGAGTGTAGTGAGGCTGGTGAAAAAACTTGGTTTTTTCCATGTTATTACTATAGAAGAAGGTATTATTTGTGGGAGAGTAAGATAATGGGTTTCATAAAAGACGCTTTTGGATCAGGTTTGGGTATGGTTAGTGATCTTTTGGGTGGTGGTGATGCGGGGAAGGCGTCTATTCAGGCGGCTAATATTCAAGCAAAGTCAGAAAAAGCAGCTTTAAAGTATATGAAAGAAAGGGAAGCTATTCCCCAGCAATTCAGAGAAGGCGCATTAAAGCAACTTGGCGGTCTCTATGGTTTAGAAGGGGGGGAGGGCGATCAGCTTGGTTTTATCGATCAAGCCCGACAGTCTCCGCTTTACGAGGCTATTCTTGGCGGTAGGGAGCAAGGAGAAGAGGCGATAGCTCGGAATATGGCCATGACAGGAAAGTTACGATCAGGAAATATAAAATCTGCTTTTTATGATTACAACACACAGTTATCAAACAGAGCACTTTTGGAGTCCTATAATCAACGACTAGGTGGATTACAAGGATTGGCCCAGTTACCTTCTAATGTGAATGCTATTGCTGGAGGTATAGCTGGTGTCGGTCGGACACAGGCACAAGGCATTACAGATGCAGCACAAGCTGAACAGGACGCACGGCAACAAGGGATAGGTAATCTGGCAGGGATTGCTAAACTCGGCCTACAGGCTTATGGAGTGTTTACTGCCTCAGATATTCGATTAAAGGAGAATATTCACCACATAGGACAGAAAAACGGTCATTCATGGTTTAGTTGGGATTGGAAGGATGAAGCCAAAGAACTGGGCTTAAAAGGCTCGTCAGAAGGTGTTATGGCGCATTTGGTTTATGAATACATGCCGGAGGCTGTCGGCACGGTAGACGGATTTGTTTTTGTTAATCAAGACATGTTAATGAAGGAGGCTGTGTGATGGTGGGTCGTTTTTATGTTAAGCCTGGCGGTGATATTACTGGAGCTTTATCTGGAATAGGGGAAGCACTTGGTGGGATCCAACAGCAGAGGGAACAAAGAGCTGAGAAAGAAGCCAAGGAGCTTGTACAGGATGAGCTTGCCGCAGCAATGCAGTCGGGCGATGTAATGAAGATTATTGAGGTAACTCGAAGACATCCTGAATTACAGAAACAAGGATTAGATGCATTTAATATTACTAATGAAGTATCAGGAGAAGCAGGAATAGCGGCTTATAATCGAGCTATTTCTGATCCGGAAAATGCGGTATTACACCTAGAACGTGGGGCACAAGATGTTCAAGCTTCCGGTGGTAGCCCTGACATGATGATGCGCGACATTGAGATGTTAAAGCAAAATCCAGAAGCGGGTATGCAGAATATTAGGACAGGTTATGCGGTAGCCACTGGCGATCCATCGCCTTTCCAGCAAGGGACTGGTTCGCTTACCGGGTATTCTTTTGATCCGAATACAGGCACATTTGTTAAACAGGTAGACGTCCCTGATGAGCAAGGATTTTCGACTTTATCTCCGGAACAACTAAAGAACCAAGGATTTCCTTCTGGCACTATTGTTCAAGAATCACCAACAGGCGAATTTAAAATTAAATTTAAACCTTCAACGGGTGCCGGAAGAGGAAACAGACAAGCTGAGATAGATAATATTATTCCTCAACTGGAGGAATCTGGCCTTACACCAGAGAAAGCCGCAACGGAAGCCGCTAATATTGTAGATGGTAATATTTCTATTGAAGGAGATGACTTGGGGAATGTAAGACTTTTTAATGAAATAACTAAAGAAGTAAAAGAAATAAAAATAGCACCTGCTGGTGAAGATGGTGCGGAAAGACCCCCAGTTGCAAAAGAAGAAAGTTTATTTGAGGCGACTTACAAGGGAACGGGTTTATGGTCAGCCGCACTCGCCACTGGTTCCTGGGTGAGTAGTATATTTGGCGGCCCTATTGCGGAAGATGTTATAGAAGATAGACAAACATTAACGAGTTCAGTGAGTGGTTTTATAAAAGCTTTCGCACTTAATCCACGTTTTACCGCATCTGAACAGAAAAGATTGGCAGAAGAAATAAATATAACACCTTCTATTTTTTCTACTCCTAAAATAATGCAAACGAGAATGAAATCAATAGATAAGATTTTAACGCGTAGAAAAAAACAGTCTTTGAGAGATTCTAATGATCCATCCCTACCGGCAGATACAAGGGGAGCCCAAAGATCTAACGCAGCACATATTCAGAACTTTCGTGATACGTTACAGATTAAATATGATTTAACTGCTGATGATCTCAAGTCTGTTGAAGATGTAATGGAGGCAAGTATAGAAAATTTAGAGGGATTAGGCCAAGAAGATCTTCAATTGTTACCGAAGCATATAATATACGCCATTTTTGAAAAGTTAAATCCATCACCTGAAGAGGGGGTGCTAGATGCCCCCTGAAGAAGAACTTACTGAAGAAGAACTTACTAAAGAAGAACTTATTCAACGTGTCTTGCTTTTTTCTGGAAAAAGCGAAAAAGAAAGGATGATTGATTCGATACTTGCATTCCAAAAAGAAAGGAAAGAACCTGCTCATGAATTCGCATCACAATTTGCAGGTGCCTTGGTTGACCTTCCATTGGGCGCAGCAAAGATAGCTGAAGAGTACGAGTCGCAAGCGGCCCAAATACCTGGAATGATAGGACGGGCTGCTGGACTTCCTACCCCATTAGAGGGCATGAAAAAATTCTTAGGATTACCAAGTATTGAAGAAATGCGAGAAGATATACCTTTTATTTCCCAAGAAGAGCCTTATTCATTAGCTGGCCATGCAGGTCAGATCGGCGGGCTTGCTGCCGGATTAGCCGCTCCTGTAGGTTTGGCGGCAGGCGTTGTGGGTAGGGCACCTGCCGCTATAGGAAATGAAAAGCTAATTACGAGAGCCCGTAAATTTGTACAAAACCTGATATCTGGCGTAGGAACAACTTTTAAGGCAGCACCCACCACTGTAACTGCAATTGAGGGTGGAGTAGGTGCTGTGGCTGGTGCAGGTGGCTTTTTAGCAGAAAAAAAGTTTCCCGATACATTCGGCGCACGATTTGCTGGTGAAATGTTAGGGGGTATGGTTCCTGGAACTGCATTGGGAGCTGGTATTAGTCTTATTAAGGGTGTTGGACAGCTTTCTTTGTATATGCCGACAGTGAGATGGTTTGTCGGCAAAGGTAAAGACATCGTAAAACAAGCGGTTGAAGCTTCAACATTGAGGGGTACTGCTATAAGGGTTAAACAGCGACTGGAGAGAGCCGGGGTTGATCCTATAATTGCTAAATCCGGACTAGAGGAAGATGTGTTACCAGGATTGACCCCGGCTCAGAGAGCAGAAGTGCCTGGATTATTAAGCCTGGAAAAAGCCGTTCTTAATTCTTCTGAAAAATTAACAACACAAGCGAATGAACAAATATCATTCATGAATCAGATGATCCGGGATTCTTTGGAAGATATCCAGACTGGAGAACCTTTAAAGACTGAAGAAGCTTTTGCCGCATCGCAACAATATTTTAA